GGCAATTTTTATTTATCATTTATTTCTAATTATATAGGTCATATGTTATGGACATTACCATTACTATATCCGAATCTCATATATTTGCTATTTGCTCAGGACCATATCTCAATTGAGCCTGAACTGCTCCTCCTTGAAGCACTGAATTGGTCAGCTATATTACCTCTCGTTGAATGTGTACTGCCAGATCCAGAACTGGAACCAAAATCAGGAGGTGCATCAGGGTCAAAATCAGACATCCTGTTTTTGTATATCCTATCAAGCAGAGTTTTTATTATCTGATATTCAAAATACAGTTCTATACCAGCATCTCTAGTGTATTCTTGTTTAACATATCTTGTGTTTGATTTGATAGCATAATGATAAGTGTCAACTTTCTTCTTGATGTCTTTAACATGCCATGTTTCCTTGGATAATAATCCTGATGACAAGATTGCCACGATTAGTGTGTTCATGTTTTCTCTTTTTATTGAGTCACTAGATGTATGTTCTAGATCAATAATTGGTGCTAAGATATTATACAGCCTTGAATCTATTTTAGATAGAGTAATATCTTTATCATTATAAGCTTCAACTGATTCAGCCCAATCATCCACCTCTATCCCACTAATGTTATTCACCTTATTCTCAATTTCAATAATGTTATCAGTAAGCAAATTTGATATTTCGGATCCAAAAAATGTGTCAACCACCATTCTAGCTTTAGATACATCAACAGTAATCATTGATAGTTCTGCCAAGATGCTCGGGATACTTTTAGCTAGATTCAAACCAAAATTCACTCCACCATATTCTTCTTCATCTTCTTCTAAGATAATGTCTTCAATGATCTCTTCATCATCATCTAGATCTTTGATGTTGTCCATGATGTCATTATCCAATGAAATACCAATGGTTTCCACACTAAGGTTAGTACTTGTATCTAATGTGCTTGGAATATCAACACCTGATACTGCAGATATAGCTCTCTTAATTGTCTCCACGACAACTAATGAAGGATTAACCTCATTGGTCATAAATTTAACTATTTGATTTCTGGATGATTTTATCAACTCACCAAGTATCAAGTTCTTTAACATGCCGTATTTTGCTAATGAACTCAGCTTAATTGTATCTATCATTATGTTGGTAAAATCTAACATTGAATAACTGCTCGATTTATGTGCATCCTTATAACCAAACAAAAAACATTTTTCCCTTTTAAAATTATTATCTGTATATCTTTTACCTGTTATTGGATCAGTTCTTGATCTTAAGTCGGTTTTGTATTTCAGTCCGAACACTTTATTATCTGACACTAAAAACTCATTGTATGTAACACCAAAGCCAACACTTCCGTTTAGATTATGATTATATTCTAGCGGAATATATGTTACATAGTTTGTAGGCGTGTCAACAGCAATTTGTAATGAGTTTTGTTCAGGTTTGTATACAAGTCTCTTGCCCATTTTCCTATCAATAGTATTTTCCTCATTTCTCTCTATTCTTGTTTCCCCAAACCTGGAGTACATGAGTTTTAAGCTAGTTGTTGAGTTTTTTGAATTCCAAAATGTACTGTTACCCCACTGTTTCTTTTCTACTGGTCTTGGATAACCATCAAACGGTGTTTTCTTAAGGAAATAAAACAAAGCATCAGTAATGAATTTAATGTTATAGGTAGTTGTGTACACACATTTTATATTACCTGGTTCACCATCAACTGCAACAGTATCATTCCCTTTGGAGATTAGTACTCTAAAATGCCCAACATATATCTTTCTACCCTCAGCACTCACAATAAAATTTTGTTCTTTTTCCCATTCAATGTTAAACTCATTATGCTTAGTTGCATCACTTAAATATGTTGAATCGCCAGCCGTATGTGATAGTAGTGCTAAATATTTCTTCTCATACGGTGTTGACAGGTTATAATACATTCCGAACAAATCTTGGTTTAGCACAAGATCAGATAAGCAACCAGACTCTAGCCCTATATGCATCTCTATTTCCTTCATTGATTCAGTAGCAGGCACATTATAGTTCTTTTCTAAGAACATTACCACCTCTAATCCTCCCATTAGATTGTTAATTATTGTTCTTGTTTCTTCTGTTCTTTTAACACTATAGTTGTTTGATTTAGGCTTGCGATAAACTCCGATATTTTTTGTAGCAATATTTTGGCACTTTTCAAAGATTGATAGCAATGCATCATTCATATTCTTGGTCTCCAATTGTGGTGCGATTATATATCTGGATCGCCTAACACTTATATAATGGAAATATATTGTTCTAACAGTGTTTACCATGTTCTTACTTATTTCTATCCAATCCTTGTATATTAATTTTATTGTCTCAACATCCGCATTTAACCTGGCCTCATATCGTATAATATATCCCTGATCTTTCATATGTCCAGGTTTCACCATCTCTACTAGGACAGATTGTATATCATTGTGCAAGATTATGTCATCCTCACTTCTCGGTAGCTTATTAGCAACATAGCTGTCAGATTCAGCTTCTGTTTCTTTTTCATAATTTTGAACTATGTCTCTAGCAATATCTGCCCTCGATGTAGGGTCAGTCATGACTCTTATCACAAACTCTGCTGAAATGTTTTTATTAAAAATGGATCCTAAACGATCTGATAAACCTAACAATACAAAGTAAACACCTACTATACTCATTTTATAAGGTATCCCTGAAATAGAGCAGCATCTTTGTGTTGCTGCAAATGCATTTGCTGCTGCTTTTTGTCTTATACTCTTGGTGTAATTCATTTCAGAGAGCTTAATTATCATGCTGTTGCTTTGGTCTATCAAATCTGCTACTCCTGTTTGTATACTCATTCTTTCTTTGTACAATCCTGCTAAACCAGATGGTTTCAAATGTTCAAATCTTTTCATTATTTCCAGTGTTTTTGTTACTCTCTCTGGCACATTTATGATCCAGTTTATGCAATTTATAGTTGACCTAGCAAATGAGCTATCATATGATGTTAGACCTTCATTTGATATATTAAATTCATTAGATACTGTTGCATCACCATTATCTTGACCTTTTATTTGCGGTTTTATTAAATCAAAAACTTTATTTTCCTTCTCTAAGTATTTGTAATCCAAGAACATCATGTGTTGAAGTAATTTTAGTGCTTTGCCTTCATCATCACTTTTTGACATATCAATATTAGACACCTTTAAGCTCGGTAGTTGACTTATCAAATCTCGTGTATTACTTACTCCGATAGATGCTTTTATCCTCTGCCAAATATCTCTTTCAGTGAACCTCATCATATTAAGCTGTATTGAGCAAGAAACAATTTTATACTCATTACAATCCTGATTTTGTTTGTAGTATTCCTTGCAATAGTCTAGCTGTGCCTGTAATCCTGCAACACATAGTTCGTATGTAGTTACTTGAGTTGGCCATCCACCTAGTTCACATGGCAGCCTATAGTTCTCTATGCCAACTTCCGATAGATCATTAAATCTTCCTTTTCCAATATTATATAATCTAAAGATTTGATTCTTCAGTTCAGCTCTAATATAGGTGCACATAGTCTCTGGTGCACCTTCTCTCATGAGAGATCCCAAAGCAGAAACAGAATTAGAAACATCTCTAGCCATATCAACACCCATATTGTTCCTAAATGAACTAACTGCACTTTTTGACCATATATTTACAATTGTTCCATTAGCAACATATTTTTGTATTATTTCACCAATTGTTCCTGTGATATACGACTTTTTCGTGTTTTGCTCCAGCCTAAACAGTCTCTTAGCAGATATCATGAATGAGTAAAAATCATGTATTGGCTTAATATGTTTAAATGCAACTATTATATATGAATCATCTGAGTTTACAATTTGATCACATAGAAGGCCTTTATGTTCACCATACATGTCATTTCCTGGTAAGGTAAAATAATATTTATTAAATATGTCTATAATCCACGTTACTGCTGCTATATGAGCATATGTACTTATTATATTTTTCATACCTTGGACCCATCCAGCCTTACCTACTGTTCCATTTAGTGGTAAAACCATACCAGGATAATTCTTCTCAGCATCCAGTGGTAACAATGGCCAATATTGTCTCCTATTCATATGTTTCTTCTCGGATTCTATCATAATTCTTTTCAATCTTGATGGTATGTTTTCATTGAACCATATGAAATCACAGAATTTATTGACATTATCTCCCTCAGAAAATTGTGATTGATCCATTACAATATGTCTAATCTCTTTGTATCTTTCTGAATATGCCTTGGAAATTACTGTTCTATTTATTGATGCAATCTTTGCACTTCTATTAACTCCCTTTACAAGTAAGTTTTCATTTTGCACAATGCTCAATATCTTATAAACTGACTCAACAAGATACAACTCCTGTTTAGATGGAAAATCTGGTGACCCTATTGGCCTTCCCCCACCTCGTTGTTCCTTTGATGACATATTGTAACATTGATTTCTATGTTTTGAGCCTTTAACCAATTCTATAAGCTTGGTTGACTTGGTGTCATTCCTCAATATCATATCTGATAAGTATTCTAAGCAACTATATAATGATGTTTGGCTCTTGCCCTGCCCTGCTCTCATATTTTCTTCCAATTTGCATGAACCTCTCATACTGACATTTGAAATACCTATCTCTTGCAGTTTTCCTGCTATTTTCATTTTCTGTGATTTTGCAAATTTTCTATATGTCTTATTCATTAATTCCTGAGCATAGTATATTGCGTCTCTTGAATAATTAAATGAGCTATTGAAATTGAACTTCCTATATATCATTCCTTTTGAACATGATCCTGGAGCCTCCTTTTCTTCCAATTCGAATTTTTTGTTATTTTCGAGAACCTTTAAACATGCCTTTGCCATATATTGCTCATTGTATAGTTTTTTTGGTCTAGCTTGGAAAATGAGTTGTGCTTCTGAATAATAAAAGTTCAATGAGCTAGTATATAGTTCTTCATGCCAGAATGATGAAAAGATCCCAGTAACATTGAATGAACTTGGTATTATGCCAGTGTCTGACATTAATATTTTACATGGCCTACAATATGATTGTATTCTTATATTTCTTTCACAAAAGGCTAACATTTTTTCTATCAAAAAAACATCTAAGCTGGTTTTTCTCATCATTGTTAACTTGTCTTTTAATAATGTCCGTATGTTGGATAACTCGCTGAAATTGATTCCTGATAAGTATTTCATTAAATCTAGAATCTCTGAGGGCTTCTGGTGCAAATCAAGCATAATAAGTGCATTTGCACCTATATATTCATTAAAGTAATCTGAGAGGTTAATGATATTCTTCTTGCTTAGTTCATTATTAGTGCTATCATATACGCTTTTAGCCTTCTTAACAAATTCATCAGTATTATTAAATTGGTTTATGTCATAATATTTATTATTAAACATTTTATCATAATCCAGCACAGTTGTTTCATTGAATAGTATGCCCATTGCCATAGCATGAGATCTCATCTCATAATCAACAGTAACAATCTTCTCTAATTTATCTAGTGTTGTTTTTTGCAACTTAGACATTATATAGATGTATTGCTTTGATACAACATGGCAGCATATCATGTTATTAAAGACAGAGTTAATAAAATTTAATATCTCTAGCTTGGAGTTGTCAATTGTTTCATTGTATTCAAATCTAGTCATACTGAAGTAGTTATAATGCGGATTATTACCATACATACTATTACCTGTGATAGTGCACATGATCATATTTTTTTGTATGGGTACAGAATAATAAATCCCAGTATTATTACCAATCTTTATACGTACGATATCTTGGATCCATTTGACTATACTTGTCAAAAGAATAACGCCATTCCTCTTGTTTATAGTCTCATATATCGGGAGTATCTTCTGGATATTTTCTAACTCTCTTGTTGATCTTCTGCCTGATGGCACATCAAAGGTCAAATTAGTGGATGTATGTCCTTTACCATTCTCACGCGATAAATAAGATATTAGTTCTTTGGTGTTTTTTATTGCTTCTTGATAATCTTCAGGATATATTGATTTAGGCCTTGTGTTAAAATTCACTGTTTTGCTTTTTTCTATAAACATTCTCAACATGTTTTTCTCACCTCTATTATTAAATGCTAAGCCAGTCTCTGGTGCATAGTATGCATGTTTCTGACCATATTTTTCCTTCATCTTATTTGCAAAGTTGCCTTCCATGGTTTCTTCTTTGAAAACCAAACGTCTTGTCTTATACTCATTATCAATATTTTTCATTTTGTCTATTTGTGTTCCATGTGGAAGTACTGAGAGGAATCTCAATCTATTTTGATCATTAGGATCACATCCCATAGTTATGTCATGATAATAGCTTTCAATTAGATCTATTCCTGATTGTGTCTCCTCATTCTCCAAATTGAAAACATACTGTAAAGGTGATCTGATATCTCTTTTATCATATGATTCCATAATTATGGTGTCTAATTCTTTCCTTGTATCACTCAGATCCTTGATTTCAGACATCTTGTCCATACTAGATGTTACACCCTTTGAATGCTCAAATGCCATATTGAACAAATCTAATTCTGAATAAACTGGCTGATATTTTTTATCATATATATCTTCATCTGCTAGTGATTTATCAAGCATGGAATCAATAAGATTTGGATTATTACTGTTTTGTTCATTCCTATATTGAAGAAATAAAGGGTAATCTCTCACATTGGCTTCTATTTCTGAAATCTTGTCTGTACACATACACAGTGTGCTTTTGAACTCCATTGCTGCCCTTTCAGACCATCCACCTGTAAACCAAGATCTTAGTTTCCTTGATATATCACTTATATTTGTGCCATTCTCATCAAAGATGAGGTTTAGCTCTTCAACAGTCATATGTGGGTTTGCAGACTGTATTAATGTCCTTAACTCATCATATTTCTTTGACTTAATAGCCTCTACACTCTTAACTGTTCTTGTTACTGCTATATCACCAATGAATATAGATCTGCCATATATGAAAATCAAATCTGGTGTCTTTTTGTAGTTCTTGCTTAATGGATTTAAGTCATTATCCAATATCCACTCATTTATATTTACATCATCTGTGACTAAAGAGATTACAACTCTTGCTAATGCAATGTTAACATATTCACCTGCGACTTCATGTCTTTTGAATAACAAACTTGACACCTCATCAGAACATGCCTGTGCATCAGAATAATCAACAACATTCAAGTAATTATCCATTATGAAGGAAGCCTTGTGAATATGTTAACATTGCATTA